GCTTGTTTCCGCAGCTTGGCGCGGTGCTGGCAACAACACTAACGATCTTGGCGCTTCTAGTTACAACTGGAACAATGTTTACGCAACTACTTACCGAATTGGGTCAGGCACTGCTAATATAACGGCGTCTGGCAACAACATTAACCTTAATGGTGTAGCAGCGGCAGTGGCATCTGCTGGTTTTGCCCCTGTTACGGATGACACCTATTATTTAGGCGGCAGCACGCTTAAATGGAAAGGCCTGTATTTAAGCGGTACGGCGGCGCTAACTTGGGGCACATACGCTATTTCCGCGCCAGCAGGGTCTACAACATCATTTTTGCGTAATGATGGAACCTGGGCAACCCCTGCGGGCGGCGGTACAGTGACCAGTATTATTGCGGGTACGGGTTTAAGCGGAGGTACGATAACAAGTTCTGGCACTATTGCTCTTGCAAATACCGCAGTAACAGCAGGCACCTACACGGCGGCCAATATTACCGTGGACGCGCAAGGGCGCATCACGGCTGCCGCAAGTGGTTCTGGTGGTGGCGGTGGTACTGTGACTTCGGTTGACGTATCTGGCGGCACCACAGGATTGACAACATCAGGCGGCCCAATTACCACCGCAGGAACCATAACCTTGGCCGGTACGCTTGCTATTGCTAACGGCGGTACCGGCGCTACTACGGCTGGGGCCGCGTTGACTTCACTTGGTGCGTACCCTGCATCTAACCCAGCAGGGTACGGGACAGGCACAGTTACATCTGTTGCGGCGGGTTCTGGCCTAACTGGGGGGACGATCACTACTACAGGCACCGTAGCGATAAATTTTGGAAGTGCCAATACTTGGACAGTTAATCAAAACTTTAACGGCGCCAACATAGGTACATTCTCAACTGTCCCAAGTGTTACATCTACAGGATCAACAGTTGGATTAGGTAACTCAACTAACGCTGTTATCCTTAACGGCTCATCTTGGCAAGGTGTAAACAACAACACTAACGATCTTGGCGCGTCGGGTTTAAATTGGAACAACGTTTACGCAACAACTTACAACGTAGGTTCTGGCACCGCCAACATTACAGCGTCTGGCAATAACGTTGTACTTAACGGCGTAGCTTCGGCAGTGGCCACAGTTGGCTTTTCTCCTTCCGCAGATAACACTTATTACTTGGGCGGCTCAACTTTGCGTTGGTTAAGCCTGTATTTGGGTACAGGGTCAATTAACTGGAACTCTTACGCTATTGTTGCGCCTGCTGGCAGCACATCTACTTTCTTGCGCAATGACGGTACTTGGGCTACTCCAACTGGTTCCACCACCAACGCAGTTACTTTTAACAACGGCGGTTCTGGTGGCGGCTCGGGCAGCACGTTTAACGGCGGCTCGGCGCTGACTGTTTCTTACAACACTGTCGGCGCGCCTAGCACAACAGGTACGGGGGCGTCGGGAACTTGGGGCATTAACGTTACCGGCACCGCTGCTGGGCTAAGTGGATCGCCTACTATTACGATAGCCAGCCTCAATGTAGGCTCAATCACTGGGGCGGTTGGCGCGGTTGGAACTAACACAACGCTGGGAAGCAACACGGTGTTTGTGTCTCCTGGCACTGGGTTTGCCCCTTCTGTTGACGGCGCGTATGTCCTTGGCTCGCCGTCCTTCCGCTGGACTACGGTTTATGCTACTACTGGCACTATCAACACATCCGACGCCCGCCAGAAACAGCAGGATCGACCGCTATCTGAAGCCGAGCGCGCCGTGGCTGTCCGCGTCAAGGGTTTGATCAAGACCTTCAAGTTCAACGATGCAGTTGCCGCCAAGGGCGATGGAGCCCGCATCCACATTGGTGTGTACGCGCAGGAACTGGCCGACGCCTTTGCAGCCGAGGGGCTGGACGCTACCAATTACGGGATGTTCTGCCGCGACGAACTGGAAGGCACCGAAATCTACGGCGTGCGCTACGAGGAATTGCTGGCTTTTGTGATTGCTGTACTATGACCGAAACGCTTACGCTGCCCGACCAAATGCGCCAGAAGGTGGAGGCGCTCCAAGCTGCGGTGTCTCAGATGCCGCAGTACGAGCCCATTACCAAGCACACGTTTCACGGCGGAATGTACTGCCGCGAAGTGTTTCGCCACGCGGGCGTGCTGGTAGTCGGCAAGGTCCACAAAAAAGAACATTTCTACTTAATCGCGGGCGGGACCGTGGCGATTACGACCGACGAGGGCGTTCAGTTTGTGACCGGCCCCAAGCTGCTATGCAGCAAACCAGGCACCAAACGGGCGGTTTATGCCGAAACGGATGCTTTGTGCATGACTTTCCACCGAGTAGAATCTGACAACGTGGAAGATGCCGAAGCTGAATTAGTTGAAGACGACGCGACATCCATGTTCGCGGTCGGTAATCAAGTTAAAGCGAAGGAGTTGACATGACATTCTGGGTAGCTGGAGCCGCTGTTGCAAGCAGCCTTATTGGAGCATCAGGTGCGCGATCTGCGGCATCAACACAAGCAGACGCTTCTACACGAGCGGCGCAAACTCAAGCAGAATCCTCTGATAAAGCGCTTGCGCTACAAGAGAAGCTGTACAACCAACAGGTTGCCCTTCAAGAACCGTACCGTCAAGCCGGTTTAACTGGCCAGAACCGGCTGATGGAACTGCTGGGCTTGGGCGGCAACGCAGGCGCAGCCGGGTACGGCCAATATGCGCGAGACTTTGGCGCTGCTGATTTCCAAGCTGACCCTGGGTACGCATTCCGATTGTCCGAAGGACAGAAAGCGCTTGACCGGCAGGCTGCTGCGCGTGGCGGACTTATCTCTGGGGGCGCGCTTAAAGCCGCCACTCGGTATGGCCAAGACATGGGATCGCAAGAGTACCAAAGCGCCTTCAACCGTTATCAGCAAAACCGCGCCAATCAATTGCAGCCGTTGGGCAACTTGATGGCGTCGGGGCAATCTGCCGCATCTAATCAAGGCGCGGCTGCTGGCAACTATGGAACTAGCGCAGGCAATCTAATTACCGGCGCAGGCAACGCTATGGCGGGCGGCATCATGGGCGCGGGCCAAGCCGCCGCCGCTGGCCAATACGGCGCGGCCAACACATTCGCCAACGCTCTTAACACTGGCGTATCGTCGTATCAAAACCAAAATAATTTTAGTAACTGGTTAGCTAGACAGCCGCAGGCGGGGTATAACTATATGTACTCTGACCCAAATGAAGTAGGCCCACCTATTTCTGCTATGCGCCCTGTATAAGGATAAATCATGGCCGATCTAAACGCACTTATCGCGCAGGGCGTGCAATTCCAAGCGCCACCCAATCCGTTTGCTCAGTACGCCCAAATGCAGCAGTTGCAACAAAGCGATCAAGCAAACCAACTGAATCAAATGAAAATGGAGGAGATGCGCGCAGACGCAGAGCAACGTAACGCGCTTCGTCGGCTTAACCCTAGCGACCCTGGCTATGAGGCGCAACTATCTAAATTAAACCCGTCGCTTGGCATTGCGTACCGTAAAGACCGAAACGCCGCGTCAAGCGCTGAGACAAAATTAATCGCCGACAAGTTGGCGCTTCTTCCTGATGCCTACCGCATGGCAGATACGCCAGAGGCATACTATAAACTTCACGAATCAGTCCATAACGACCCAGTGCTTGGACCTTGGCTAAACAGCGTGGGCGCAACCAAAGAACAAGGGCTTGCTAAAATTCAACAAGCGGTTTCTACGGGTACTTTTGACAAACTACGCATGGCGTCAATGCAAAGCGTAAATCAAATTCTTGAGGGCATGAAACCTTTGGTTGCTGCTCCAAGCGCCAGCGTATACGACCCGACTACAGGTACATTTAAACAAGCACCTGCTGCGCCTGAAAAACTTAGGCAGACTGATCTCCAATTAAATTATGACGCCGCCAAAGCACAAGGCTTTGTTGGGTCAATATTTGATTACGAGAAAAAAATTAAAGAAGCAAGCCGCGCACCTGCTACGCCTGCTACGCCTGCCGCGCCGGTTGCTGTTGTCGGTGAGGACGGAAAAGTTAAATATGTTAGCCGCGAAGAAGCTATTGGCAAAGGCATGACGCCTGCATCGGCGATGGAAGGATTATCACCCAAGGAAATTCAAAACCGTGAAGCTAAGTACCCCGTAGCCAGACGCGCAGCTACTACGGTTGCTTCAACAATGACTGAAATTGAATCTACGATTGACCGATTGTTAGCCAACGAAAGCGGTTTAAACGGCATAACTGGTTTTGTTGGTGGCAGAACATTTGCAATAACAAACGAAGCGCGTAAAGCCGAAGCCGACTTAAAGCAGTTAAAGAACTTGGCTTTTGTCCAAGGCTTAACTGAACTGCGCAACGCATCTTCTACAGGCGCTGGCGTAGGCAACGTAAGTAATAAAGAAGGTGATAGGTTTGAAAACTTAAAGGCGTCTCTTGACCAAACGCAATCGACAAGTGATTTAATAGACTCGTTAAAACGATTGAAATCGCAATCAACATCTACAAAAAACGCAGTCAATCAATCGTTTGAAGATACTTATGCCTATAGGGCTAACGCCCCAGCCGCCGCCGCGCCTAAACCCGCGCCTGTTGCGCCCAACATTGACGCCCTTCTTAACAAGTACAAATAATCATGGCCACACTTGAACAACTTAGCGCGGCGTTGGTCAAGGCAGACGCTGCGGGTAATGTCGAGGATGCTAAAGCGTTAGCCGACGCTATTCGTCAAATGCAAACCGTTCCTGCGGCAGCGCTTAGTGTTGAAGGAATGCCCACGGGCCGCACCGCAAGCACCCAAGAAGGAACGATGGGCGCGTACGGCCCGCGCCGCCCCGCACCAAAACTGCCGAGTATGTTTACAACGGCGCCGGAGCCTGTGGCAGAAGCGCAGGGTGCAATGGCGGCTTTCAGAGGGTTAAGTTCCAGCATACTGGGTATTCCAGGTAGCGTTACAGGGATGTTTAACCCCAACAGAACTGAAGCTGAAAGCGTCCAAGACGCAACACCTGAAAACATCCGAAAACTGTACGCAAAACTTGGCTCACCCGAGCCAACAACAGAAGTATTAAAAGCCGCGCAATTTGGTGGAGAGATATTCCCCGCGCTTGCAGCCGGAGCAACGCTTGTTAAACCGGCCATTAACTATATTGGTCCTAAAGTAGGAAAAATGGCCAGCAGCGTTGCCGACGTATTAGCGCCATCTAGGCTAAAAACTACAGGTCTTGCTGAAGTCTTAAATAACGACCCAGTGCTTATGGGGCGGGTTAAAACTTTGCTTGAGCAAGGCAAAACTATAGATCAGGCGGCGGCTATTGTAGGTAGCCCAGGCTTGGCGACATTTGCGCAGACGGCAAGAAACGCCAGCCCCGCTACGCAAATGCTGTACAACGATTTGGCAGCAGCGTTAAAAGCTACGCAAGAAAACAAACTCGCGGCCGCAACGACCGTCACCAATGCGCTGGCCCAACGCAATTTGCCTGTTGCTACCGCATCACCTACCGCACCGCGTCGTGCGGTGAAGCAAGCCCTTGCAGGCGAAGCCGCCGCGCTAGAAGGCCAGAAAACAGCGTTGACAGGTCAGCTTACCGCGCAGCAGCAGGCGGCTGAAGCAGCGCTGGCTGCGCAACGCCAAGGCGTTGAGGGTGGCATAGCAAACGTGAGCCAGCTTGAAACTGGGCGTGCGCTGGCAAAAGCCAACGAAGAAATACTGAGAAACACCCAACGCACGGTCACTGGGCCAGCGTACCAAGCCGCCTTTGACGCAGCGCCAGAAGCCACTATCAATTTGACAGGCGTGGCTGGAGTGGCCAAAGAGCAGCGAGGCGAACTGCTTACCCAGCTTAAAGGGCTGGCGCCCAATTCGGCTGCGCTGCTTGAACGCTATGGTCCCAAACAAGTGGAAGCCATAATACAGGGCGTGCCGGTTAAGCAAACTATCCCGCCAGCGCCAATTACGCTGGAGGAAGCGCACGCCATACGCCAGGCTATCAATATTGACAGGGCCGCGCTTAAAGGGTCTAACGAGTCTGGCGCAAACATAACCCGCGCGCGGTTAAACGAGTTGTACGATTCGGTCAACGCCGCAATTAGCCGCGATGTCGCACCCGAAGCCAAAGCGCTGTTTGAGAACGCTAACGCACTATTTAAAGAACGGATTGTGGGCGTCCATCGTACTGGCCAGCCATCTAACCTAACTCGCACCAGCACGCTTAACGAACCCATGCTGCGCCCAGGGGACATTGTTAGCAAAGCAATGGCCGACGAAGGCAGCACGCTGCAATTCTTAAATGTGTTTAAGCAAGACGCGGCGGCGATGCAAAACTTGAAGACCGGCGTAGAAGACCTATACCGGCAACAAGTGTTATCGGGCGGCAAAGCCGCCACGCCGCAAGCGCACGCCAAATTTATCGCTGACAACGCCAAGCAACTTGGCGCGCTTGACAGCGCCGGGATGGGCATGACCACGCGGCTAAACCAAATCGGTGGTCAAATTAAAGGTCTGACCGCTGCTGAAGAAACATTGGCCGCGCAGGGCAAAGCAATTCCAAGCAAAGTTGCAGAGGCTTTTAAAGCCGAAGACGAGGCGCTTAACTTGGCCTCAACCACTTTAGGATTTAAGCAAACTGATAAGTTGCGTTCTGCAATCGTCAGCAGCCCGGAGACGGCCAGCCAAGCATTGGCGCGGATGGACGCGCCGGCCAGGTCATCGTTGGCCCGTGGCGTCATGCAAGACGCAGGCAAGGCGTCTGACCCACTGAAACACCTGGTCGATAACGAGCAAGGGATTATGCGGGTGCTTAACGCGCACGATCCCAAGACGGCCAAGGCTACATTTAACGCCGCCAAAGATTCGGCAGAACTGCTCAAGATCATTGAACAAACAGGCAATAAACTGGGCGTAAAAATGCCCGCCAATACAATGCTTTCGCAGCAAAATTTGGATAGCTTAACTATGCGGTTGCCAGAAGTACGGGCCGTGGTTAAGGACATTCAGACGCAATTGGCGCAGGGCGAAACGTTTGAGACTTTAGCCGCGCAAGGCAAGCTGGGTAAAAACTCTGCGCTTAAATTGTTCAGAGAAGAAACAACCCCGCACGTCTTTCCGCTCAACAAAGTCTGGTCTGTTGCCAACATGATATTGGGCAGGCTAGAAGGCCGCATTGACAAAAAGCTGGCCGTTGAAATTGCTACTGAACTTGCCAACCCCGCGACGGCTGCAGCTGCCGTAGGAAAAGCGCAAGCTAAACAATTAGGCGTTGGGACTACAACCAAAGCCATCACAAATTTAATTCCTAACACGCCGCCTGTCGCCGCCGTTAACGCATTGAGTAACCAATAATGGACCAGCAGACTATCAACATCATCATCGGCGCGTGCTTAACCGTGGCCGGTTGGTTCGCCCGCGAACTGTGGACAGCCGTGCAGGAGTTGAAGAACGACCTGGCCAAACTGCCGCTGGTCTATGTGGCCCGTCTGGATTACAAAGATGATATGCGCGAGGTCAAGGAAATGCTGAGTAAAATTTTTGACCGGCTGGAAAATAAAGCTGACAAATGATCGTCGATCCCGTAACTGCCTTTGCCGCTGCTCAAGCGGCTGTTAAGGGGGTACAGGCAGCTATCAAGTTGGGCAAGGACATCCACGCCATCACTGGCGAGGCGATGAAGTTTTTTGAAGCCAAAGACGTGGTGCAGCGCGCCGCTTCCAAGCCCAAGACAGGGTTCGCAGGGTCGGATACGGCGCAGGCGTTTGAGATCGTCATGCAGGCCAAGCGCTTGGACGACGCTGAGAAGGAGTTAAACCAATGGTTGGTGCTGAACGGCCATGCTGACGTTTGGCAGCAACTACTGATTGAGCGCAACAACCTGATTCAAAAGCGCAAGAAACAAGAAATCTTGGATGAACAGCACGCAGCGGCCAAGAAGAAAGAAATGGACGAGTTGATTAACTGGCTGCTGGGCGGCGGCATCGTCGTCATGGTGCTGGGGTTTATCGTCTGGTGGTTAACACTTTTGATGGAGAAACACTGATGTTTGAAATGCTTGGTGGTGGTATTTTGGGCTCCCTACTTGGCGGCGTGTTCCGGCTTGCGCCGGAGGTGCTCAAGTGGATGGACAAGAAGAACGAGCGTACCCATGAGTTGGCCATGTTCCAGCAGCAGTGCCAGTTAGAGACGCTGCGCGGTCAACAGAAGCTGGCCGAGATCGGTGCCCAGCGCGAGGCTACGGTGGACGCTGGCGTCATGGACGCATTTAACAGCGCCATTGAGCAACAAACAGAGATGGTTAAGGCTGCCGGGGGCTGGGTGGCCAGTCTGTCGGCCAGCGTGCGCCCTGTGGTGACGTACTGGATTTTGTTGCTTTGGTCGTTTGTCCACATCTGGTTTGCATGGAACGCTTGGGCAACGGGCGCACACCCTGACGCCGTGTTCAAGCTGATGATGTCTGGAGACTTTGCCGCGCTGGTCAGCGGCACCCTCAACTACTGGTTTCTTGACCGCACCTTGGCCAAGCGCGGAATATGAAACTGGAAATCGCCGCCGCGCTGTGCAAACAGTTCGAGGGCTTTTCGTCCAAGCCTTACCTGTGCCCAGCCGGTATCCCAACAATCGGCTACGGCTCGACCTACTACTCTGACGGGCGCAAAATTAGCCTGACAGACGCGCCGATCTCAATCCAAGATGCAGAGGCTTTATTGCTGCACGAACTGCACCATACTTACCTGCCTGGCGTCCTGCGCCACTGCCCCATCCTGTTGACGGATGAACGTAAGTGCAACGCTGTAGTGGATTTTGTCTACAACCTTGGGATTGGCCGTCTCCAGACCAGCACGCTCAAACGCAAGATCAACGCGCAGGACTGGGACGGGGCCAAAGAGCAATTAATGCTCTGGACTAAGGGCGGCGGGCGTGTGCTGCCTGGTCTGGTTAAGCGTCGGGCTGCCGAATGCGCCTTATTTCCTTCATAGCGTCCCTCAAGTCGCCACGCAACTGTTCAAGGGCGTCCTGCTGGGCCTGTAAGCGCAAGTAGGCTTCGGTAGCAAACTTGGCCAAGTTCTCGTTTGTCCAAGCTGCAAAGTTTGGTAGGTCGTTCATGGCATTGGGCAGTTTTCAGGTGGAACAACAACGCACCAGACGGCGCTCCATTTGCCTGGGCCACGGCCCTCTTTGGCAATCCAGCGGTCGATGTAGGCGTCGGGCATCTTCTGCAAGCTGCGCCCGGCGTTGGTGTAGTTCATGTTGAGGTAGTTGGATATGTCCAGCAGCGTCAGGCCGTCGGCGTACTTGTGCAACAGCATTCGTATGCGGTGTTGGGGAGGTGTGTTCATGTGTTCTTTCCCATCTCGTTAACCAGTTCGCTGCACAGCAGTCGTGCCTCGTTGTTACTTTGCACTTTGATGACTACAGTGTCGCCTTCAACACGGGCACCGCGCATCAACCCAACCCAAGGGCGCTGCGCTGCTTTCTTGCCATCGTAAACACCGTTGAGATAAACAGCATACAAGTCGTCAAACTTTTCGTAGTAAGCCCGCCGATCATCAACCAACTTGTCCCGCGCTGCTGCGCGCTTTGATTCGTAGCCTGTCATATCCACCCCAAGTGTTTGCAAATAACAATAAGCATAAAAGCAAGGCCAGTAAATTGCGCTACCAATTTGTTTACATAGGGCGCAATCCAAATGGTTCCTAGTATTGTCAAAAACTGTGTGTCAGTCATTTGAACACCGCCGCAACAAGAATTGACGCACCCACTACAAAGATCACCCACGCAACTAAACCCTTGACCTGCTGCACGAACATGGCATAGTCGCTGGGCTCGGGCTCATCAAACTCCCAATCCTTTTGCTTGATCTCCATGTACTTTTTGTCCGCATCGGTCATTGCTTGTACTCCTTCAGTCGTTCGTTAAGACGTTCGATTCGCTTCTCGTTGTACGCCAGCACTGCCGTTGCGTACTCAGTGGCGCCCTCTGCTTCGAGGCGGTCGAGGTGGGCCTGGGCCAGTTCTCGAATAATCACCTCGCGGGGGGTCATGTCACGCCAGTAGTCTCTAAAAAATTTTAAGAATTTCATGGTAATTTAGCTTCCTTTAATATTTCCATTCTCTCCCGCGCGACGCGCAGGGTGTTGTACCGCTGGTGCAACCGCTCCAGCACTGATACTCTTTGGAACGTCTTGCGTTCATTGTTTAGTAGGCCCAGCACTTCTTCTTCAGACAGCGTGGGCAGACGGTCATTTAGACCTCGCCAAGTGTTTTTCAATTCGTGTCTCCAGTTTAGCTATCAGGTTGACGCAACGGTCATACGCTCGGTAGGCGATGGTCAGTTGGCGTGACCGTAGTTTGAGTTCGGCCTTGGCCGCTTTGAGTTGTGCTTTCAGTAACATAGTTCCTCCATTGCAATATCAGAAATAGCGCGTTTGTTGTGCAGCGCCGCCCAGATGCGTTCGTCCACGGTCTTGTTGGTCAGCATGACGTAGCACCACACGTCGTGGCGCTGGCCGCTGCGGTGCAGCCGCCCTACGGTCTGTTCGTACAGTTCGAGCGACCAGGGCAGCGACAAGAAAACAATCCGGCAGCCGCCATGCTGCAAGTTAAGTCCATGACCGGCTGATTTTGGGTGCACGGCGAGAAGTTCAATGGCGCCTTCGTTCCACCGTTCAATTGCTCGCTCATCATCCAGCGTATTAAGCTGTCTATATCGACGTTTGAGTTCCGCGAGTTCTTCTTGGTAGTTGTATACGATGATTGTGTTCGCACGTTGGTTCTCCTCCAGTAATTCATGCAGCCGGTCAAATTTGGCCGTGTCGTACCACACTGGCGTCTGTGTGGTAATCCACTTGCCTGGCACGTCTGAGGGTGTCTGTACGGTGTCGTACACAAACCCGCTGGCAAGCTGCTGCAACTTGCCGGTGACCACGGCGGCGTTGACGGCGGTAATGTCCTCCAGCTTGAAATCCTTTTTCATGGTGTCGTAGGGCTTGCGGTCGTACAGGTCGCAGCGCACCTCCACGATGTGCAGCGGGGGCAGCTTGTCGCTGTACTCGCCCGCGTCCAAAACGAACGTGGCGGGCTTGATGACCGCCATGACCTTTTCCAAGCTGCCCTTGCGAGGCGACCACTCGCCAAAGTCGGGGTTGGTCAGCACGAAATACTGCTGCATGAACGCGCCCTTGGACCGCCCCAGCAGCGCCTGGTCAACGATCTTGCATTGGCCAAACACGTCCTCCAAGCCGTTGCTGGTAAACGAGCCCGTCAGGCCCCAGCGAATGCCAATCGGCGTCAGAAATTTAAGCAGCTCTTTAAAGCGCTTGCCGCTCGGGTTTTTCAGGCGCGTCAGTTCGTCGAACACCACCGCGTCGAAGTGCCCTTGCGGCAGGTTCTCGTAATTGGTCACCACGACCTGGGCGTTTGATGCGAACGCCGCCGCCCGCTGCTTGGCCGAGCCCACGGCGGCGGCCAGCGTGACGTTGGGCGCCCACTTGGGTTGCTCGGTTGGCCAGACGCTGGCAGCCACGCGCTTGGGCGCCAGCACCAGGAAGCGCTTGGCGTGGCCGGCCAGCAGCATATCCTGCATGGCTGTCAGCGTGATGGCCGTCTTGCCCGCGCCGACGGGGGCGAGAATCATCGCCCTGTCGCGCTCGAACAAGAAGTCAGCCGCCTGTTCTTGGTATGGCCGCAAATTCATCTATCTGTTCCTTATTCCACAAACACAAATACTTCTGATTCAGCCGGATCATGTCCAAAGCAAATTGCTTTTGAAGTTCTGATAGCCTGCCTTTATCGGTCTTTAATTCCACAAACCAAGTGCTGCCGTCAGGAAAGCACGCTATCCTGTCGGCTACGCCTTTGCGCCCTGGCGAGGTGAACTTCCACGACCGTCCGCCTGCTTGTGCTACCGTCCATACAAAATAATTTTCGATGTCTTTTTCTTTCATGTCAAGAAGTTTAGCACACTTTTATTTTCTGTGCTACACTGAACGCCTCATCAACTAAAGGACAGTCCAAATGGCTAAAGACAACAGTACAGGAAAAGACAAAGAGTTCTACGAACGAGGCAAAATAATGTTTGATCGGATACAACCGCTCAAGCCCCCTATTCAAGCAGACATTGATCTGCTGTACGAAGTAAACAGCGCGGACATTGAAGCGCTGGAAGACGCAAAGATTACGTTGAGAACCATTAAAGAAGTAGAGCCTGATACCTTTGACCAAATCATTGATGAGTCATTGGCGCTGATCGACAAAGCATTGGGTATGAGTTACGGCGATGCGATGGAAAGAGTTGCTAAACGAGCAGGAGGTAAAGTATGAACCACAGTAACATCGTCGGCGGCTCGACCGCCAAGCGCGTAATCAACTGCCCTGGCTCTGTGGCCTTGGTGGCCAAGATGCCGCCCAAGCCATCAAGCAAATTCGCAGACGAGGGCACACTGCTGCACAACGTCATCGCCGAGATCATCATGTCGGACAACCCGCCCGAGCATTACCTTGGCCACAAGTACGAAGCGCAGGTGCTGACCCAAGAACTGATCGACTACAAACTCAAGCCAGCACTGGCCGCGCTTGACGAGATCGACCCCAACAAGGAGATGGAAATTGAAGCCGAAACAAGCGTTAACTTTGGTGACCTGCTCCCTGGCGTATTTGGCTCGACTGACCTTATTGGTCGCAAGGGCACTCGCGCTGTTGTTCTCGATTGGAAGTTTGGCGACGGTGTTGCTGTGGATGTCGAGGAGAACCCGCAACTGATGTTTTACGCTGCGGCTGCCATGCGCACCCCCGCGTCTGCATGGGCCTTTGAGGGCGTCACCGAGATTGAAATGGTGATCGTGCAGCCACCTGCTGTCAAGCGTTGGGTGACCACGCCCAAGCGCATCGCTGAGTTTGAATTGCAACTGGTGCAGGCCGTTAAGGCGTCCGAGAAACCCGACGCGGTTCTGCGCGCTGGCGAACACTGCCGCTGGTGCGCAGCCAAGCCGGTGTGCCCACAAATGACCGGCGCAGTTGACCGCGCATTGAAGACAATCATCGACAACCTTGACCCGCCGACCATTGCCACCTATCTTAAAAATGCTGATATGCTGGAGCAGTGGATCACTGACCTGCGCGCCTTGGCTCTCCAACTGCTGGAGTCTGGCGCCAAACTACCTGACTACAAACTGGTCGCCAAGCGAGCGATCCGTTCATGGACTAGCGAGGACAAGGCCAAGGTCGCCCTGTTCGCGTTTGGTCTCACCGAATCTGAAGTGTTGGAGACATCCGTGATCTCTCCGGCAAAGGCCGAGAAGGCGCTCAAAAAGCGCAAGCAGGCCCTGCCGGACGATCTGGTCGTCGCCATCAGTTCAGGTAACACCTTGGCCAGCGTGGATGATCCACGCCCCGAGGTGATGCTCTTGGGTAAGCAATTAACCGCTGCCCTTTCTAAACTCAACTAAGGACTATCATGTCAAATATAGTAGCGTTCTCCCAAGCGGGCTTGCCCGCAGTTTCCACCCTCGCAACTTCCCTGCGTGCAATTCAATCCGATGTCGGCGGCAGCGGCACGGTCATCCTGAAAATGGACAAGACCGGCCATTGGGTGTTTGGTGCAGACCAAACCGAAGTCGAAGAGGACAGCACTTGGGCGGTCAATCCCTTCTCGTTTGTCCACGGCTTCATCGCCTGGGGCGACGGCGAGGTGTTGGGCGAGAAGATGGTGCCCGTGTCCCAGCCCCTGCCGGAGTTGGACGGTGCGCCCCCAGCCGCCAAGAAGGGCTGGGAAACTCAAGTGGGCATGAGCCTGAAATGCCTGACCGGCGAAGACAAGGGCATGGAAGCGCGCTTCACGACCACCTCGGTGGGCGGGAAGAAAGCGGTTCAAGCCTTGGCCGTTGCCTTGGCAGATCAGGTCGAGAAAGACCAAAGCAAGCCCGTGCCGGTGGTGTCCCTCAAGAAGGAGCATTACCAGCACAAATCGTATGGCCGGATTTTCACGCCGGTCTTCGAGGTAGTGCAGTGGCTTTCGTTGGACGGCGATGCCGAGCCGAAGAAGGTTGAAGAAGCCCCCGCAGCGGGTCGTCGTCGTCGCAGTGCGGCCTGATGACTCTCTGGGTTGATTTTGAGACCCGTAGCGCCTGCGACCTGAAGGTCGCGGGCGTTTACAACTACGCCCAGCACGCCAGTACCGAAGTGCTGTGTATGTCGTATGCCTTTGGCGACGAAGACGTGCAGACGTGGCTGCCTGGCCAGCCGTTTCCCGAGCGGGTGCGCGCATGGGCTGGCGAAATCTACGCCCACAACGCCGCGTTTGAGCGCTTAATTTTTTGGTACGTCTTGCAAATCAACTTTGATCTGGAGCAGTTTATTTGCACCGCAGCGCAGGCCCGCGCTAACTGTGCGCCTGGTTCGCTGGAGGACGTGGGCCGCTTTGCTGGCGCGTCCATGAAGAAAGACCACCGGGGCGCCCAACTGATCCGCAAGATGTCGATCCCGCCCTACGAGGAGTCGCCCGAGTTGACCGCCGAGATGGTGGCCTACTGCGAGCAAGACGTGCGCGCCATGCGGGCCATCAATATGGCCATGCGTCCGCTTTCACCTACCGAACTAAAAGACTACCACGTCAACGAGCGCATCAACGACCGAGGTGTGCTGGTGGACGTGGCCCTGTGCCAAGCCGCCGTCAAGTACGCCAGCGCTGAGTTGGCCGAGATTCAAGAGATCGTCACCGAGGTGACCGGCGGCGAGATCACCAGCGTGCGCTCCCCCAAGATGCGCGAGTGGGTGCTGGAGCGCGTCGGGCCCGAGGCCAAGAAGCTGATGGAGAAGGACGGCAAATATTCCATTGACAAAACCGTCAGGGCAAACCTGCTGCTGATGGATAACCCTGATGAGGTTCCCCATGACGTTCAAGAAGTCATCCAATGCGCCGACGACCTATGGGCGTCCTCGGTTGCGAAGTTCAGCCGCCTTGCGGGTCTGGCAGATGAAGAAGATCGACGAGTTCGCGGCGCTTTTGTGTTTGCGGGGGGTTCCGCCACAGGCCGTGCATCAAGTTATGGCGCTCAAGTCCACAACTTCACCCGAAAATGTGCTCAATCTCCTGAAGATGTGCGCCTGGCGATGGTACGCGGACACGCAATCGTCCCCAAGTACGGCAAGCGCGTCACCGATGTACTCAAAGGGATGCTCCGTCCTGCACTGATACCGGCCAAGGGCAAGGTCTTGGTGGTGGCCGACTGGTCGGCCATTGAAGCTAGGGTAAACCCTTGGTTGTCCGGCAGGGGCGATGAGAAGCTGGCCCTGTTCGCGTCCGGCGAGGACGTGTACAAAGTCAACGCAGCCGCCACCTTTCACGTCGGCGTTGATCACGTCACCAAAGACCAACGCCAGATCGGCAAGGTCCAAGAGTTGGCCTGCGGCTTCGCTGGCGGCGTGGGCGCCTTTGCTGCGATGGGCCGCGCCTACGGCATCCTGTTGCCGGAGTCGGACGCCCGGCGCATGGTAGACGCATGGCGTAGGGCAAACCCTTGGTCGGTGCCGTACTGGCAAGACCTAGAATCTGCCTACACCCGCGCCATGCGCAACAAAGGCAAAGAGTTCAGTGCCGGCCGAGTGACCTATATGTTTGACGGCCTGCACCTGTGGTACATCCTGCCATCGGGTCGCGTTCTTTGCTACCCCTACGCACGACTGGAAACCGAAGGTGTGACCTACGCCAAAGCCGCTTGGAAACCCGCCGCTGACGCCAAGGAGTGGCCTCGCGCCCGCTTGTGGAAGGGGCTGGCCTGCGAGAACATCACCCAGGCCGTGGCCAATGACCTGCTGCGCCATTCGCTGCGCCAGCTTGACGACGTGGTGCTGCACGTCCACGACGAGATCGTGATCGAAACCAGTACGCCCAACCCCGACGCCCTGCGCTCGGTCATGTGCACCCCGCCCGACTGGGCCAAGGGTTTACCCCTAGATGCCGAAGTATCAATCATGGAAAGGTATGGAAAATGAGTTTCTTAAAATATCTCGAAGACGTGGCGCCCGAGGGCGAGGTCATTTTGTTTGTGCGCCAAAAGCCCATACTGGCCGAGGGCGAGTTGCAATACCATGCGGACGGCGCCATTAAGTGCACTTGGCCGGCCTACTTGCCCAAGAGATGGAAGCCCGACCAAGCGTGGTACGCCAATACCGGCTGTTTCATCATTGACCGATTTGACCAGGGCAAGCCCTCTGCCCGCGCCGACAACTGCGAGCGGGTCGCCTTCCTCGTGCTGGACGACGTGGGCACCAAGGCCAAGGAGCCGCCCATCGCCCCGACGTGGATCATGGAGACCAGCCCCAACAATTACCAGTACGGCTACACTTTCGCGCTGGACGACCAGCCGATGAAGGCCGACTTCAGCGCCGCTATCGTGGCCATCGCCGAGGCCGGCTACACCGACGGCGGGGCCATCAACCCAGTGCGCAACTTCCGGCTGCCCGGCTCGGTCAACCTCAAACCAGGCCGCGAGGACTTTGTTTCCCGCCTTGTCGAGTTCCACCCCGAGCGTGAGTTCGCCCTGCCCCAGATATGCGAGGCGCTGGGCGTGACGCCCCACCCTGCCGACACCGCCACAGTGCGCCCCATACGCCTCACCGACGACGGCGGCGACGATGTGCTGGCGTGGGCTGCTGCGCGTGGCGACCTGCTGGAGAAGGGCAATTCCAGCGGCTGGTGGGGCGTGGTCTGCCCCAATCACGGCGAGCATTCAGACGGCAACCCGATGGGCCGATACAACCCCGTGAGCCGCGCCTACTGCTGCCTGCATGAGCATTGCTCCGAGTTGGACAGCGTGGCCTACTTGGCGTGGGTCGAGGAGCAGGGCGGTCCCAAGCGCGCCCACGGCCTGCGCGATGAGTTGCTGGCCGCCGTGATGGAGAACACCCTCGCCAAGCTGACCCCTAATGTAGAATACCCCGACGAGGCCGCTGCGGTCATCGCCGAGGTGGAGCGGCGCGAGTTGGGCCGCGTGGAGATGAGCGGGTGGTTCGAGCGGTTTGCGTACATCCAAGACGACGACTCTTATTTTGATAGGCAAGACCGGCGCGAACTGATGCGCAAGCCCTTCAACGCCATGTTCAGACACTTCGACTGCCGTTCGCGTCACGGCAAACACGGCAAGGTCGAGGCGTCGGTAGCGTTCGACGAACACCGCCAAGACAAGGGCGCCCGCGCCTTGGTCGGCATCACTTACGCTGCGTGTGAGACTGTGCTGGTGTCGCGTGAGGGGCTGGTGTACGGCAACCGCTGGCGCGATGCGCGCCCTGCGCCCGTGGCCGGCGACGCATCGCCGTGGCTGCGCCATGTCGAGCGCATGGTGCCGATTGACTTTGAGCGCGAACACCTCTTGAACGTCTTGGCCCATAAAGTACAGTTCCCAAGCCATAAGATCAACCACGCCGTCCTGATGGGCGGCAATCACGGGTCGGGCAAAGACACCCTCTTTGCGCCGTTCTTTTGGGCCATAGGCGGCAAAGCCAAACTCAATTGCTCGTTGGTCAAGAACGAGGACTTGACCAGTCAATGGGGCTATGCGCTCGAATGCGAAGTGATGGAAATCCAAGAACTGCGCCAGCCGGAGGCCAAAGACCGGCGCGCGTTGGAGAACATCCTAAAGCCCATCATCGCGGCGCCCCCGGAGTTGCTGACAGTCAACCGCAAGGGCCTGCACCCATACCAAGCGCTCAACCGCGTGTTCGTGGTCGCGTTCTCCAATGAGCGGGTGGCGATCTCCCTGCCCTCAGAAGATCGCCGCTGGTTTGTTCTATGGTCTGAAGCGACCAAAATGCCCGAAGCAGACGCGCTCAGAATGTGGAACTGGTACACCATGCGAAGCGGGTTCGAGGCGGTCGCGCATTACCTGCACACCAGAGACGTGTCAGCGTTTAACCCCAACGCAACGCCCCCGTTCACCGAAGCGAAGGCTATCATGGTCGAGCATGGGATGTCGGGCGCTGAGTCCTTCCTCGTTAACCTGATCCGCTCCAGGGCGCGCGCGTTCAGCGCTGGCGTGGTCGGCGCGCCCTTCTACGCCCTCTGCGATGAGTTGCAGCTATACGCCCCCCAGGGCGTGCGCATTGTGCCTGCCGCGCTACTGCACGCGCTCAAGGAGGCGGGCTGGCATGATATGGGGCGCCTAGCATCCCGCGAGTTTCAAACCAAAAAGCATATATTCTGCGCGCCCGAATTGGCGCATAGCACGCGCTCAGAACTGCGCAGGGCCATAGAAAAAGCCCCCGAAGGGGCCTAATCTAGATCGAGCAGGATCGCCAGGATCGCGGCCAGGATGGCCGCTAAGAGTATCAGCACTCTAGCGCGCGCCTTGCGGCGGCGCGCGTTTCCTCGTTGTCATCGTCTAGCAGGGCGCGCAACACGTCTTCCAAGTGCGTGATGCGGTCCAAGTAATGGCGTCGCGCGGTAGCGATGGCCGCTAGGGCCTGGTCGTCGGCGCTCATAAGTAACGCACCAGTAGAACGGCCAGGGCCAGGCCGATGGCCACGGCCAAGGCTATGCCGGCCGCGTCGCGCGGCGCCGGGTCGGGGGTGTAATGCTGCCGGGTCATGCTTCCACCTCCACGCTGTCCACGCCCTGGGGCACGCTCACGCGATCGCTCAAGCCCTCATAGAACCCGGCCAGGTTTGCGTCGCCATAAGGCGCGCCGCCCTTAAAGTTGCGCCGGGTCGAATTTAAAACATAGTACTGGCTGACGTATTCGGCCGCGCTCATTGTCTCCCCATAGGCCGGAAATAAACGTTTATCGGCGCCCCGGCTTTTCACCGGCTTATGCTTACCCGTGATTTTGCTGGCCAGGGCTTGGACCTCTAGCACGCGCTCCAGGGATGTCAGTTTATAGGTGGTGGAATTAATTTTCAGGCTTAGCATAACGGTGCTCCAGGGTTATAGCGCGCGCCGCGTGGCGCGCATCATGGGTCAGTTTATCGGCCATCATGGCCCGGTCGATCTGTTCCGGCGTCGGTTGCACTGGCGGTTGTGGTGGTGGTGTGTATGGCCGTAGGATGGCCGCGAATAGCGGGTGCATCATAGGCCGCTCACTCTGTAACATTGGCCATCGCTGCGCTGCACGTCGATGGTCCCGGCGCGACGTATGGCCAGAATTAGCACGCGCTCAAGACGGCCATATAGACTAATGTGGATATATTGGCCCGCCTTCACTTGGCCACCTCATCGGCACGGTTGGCCACATATTGCGCCGCCGCGTCGGCGACCGGCACGCCGGTAAAATAAAAGTGTAGCGCCGTTGGCCATTCGATCCGGCCAGCGTGCGTAGGGTCGGCGCTTACGACGGCGTCGCTAAATTCGGCCAAGTAGCGCGCTTGGCGCTGGGCTTTAGTTTCCCCATAATTTCGCATGATGTACTCCAATTTACTGTATCGGCCAAGATTAGCCCGCAAGCGCTGGCGCGCAGCGCTTGCAGATAACCCTAGATAGTGCAGCATTCGCAACATGGTGCATCTTCGCACCGGCCGCGCGCGTTTCGAATAAACGTCGTTGGGCCATGCTCGCCGATAAACGTTATGGTATTGGCCACCGGCGCCAGCGTCGCACGTTTAGTGCGACCGTCGTAATAAATCAGCGCGCCGGGTTTAAACGGCGCGCCAGTGGCCGCGCACCGGCCGGGGTAACGTGCGCGCATAGTCTTAATGCTCATAATGTGCCCCTTTATGCGCTGGCCATCATAATCACGCGGCGCCGGTCGTGCCCGGCCGCGTGATCGGCGATCACTACGTCGCGCGCCTGGACGCGGGTGCCACTGCATAGCGTGCATTTAACGCACGTCGATTTGCGGCCGCCTTCGGCGCTGGCCGGGCATACTGTCTCGCCGGGTTGTTTATCCACGCCGATTGATACCCGGAAAACCCGCATACCGTAAAGATTGGCCAATGCAGCTTGTTCCAGGGTATCGGCGCTGGCCATCACTAGCGGCGCCCATGCGGCGTGATCAAATCCCTTGTTCTGCCACTGGTGCGAATATCCACGCACGCCGGCCGCGTATCGGGTTATTTGGGTCCACATCCGCACTGGTGCGGCCGCGCCATCGCCATAAGTGCCAATGCGCACTACTTTACCGGCCAGTGCGCGCGCGATTGTGGCCGGGTCCGCCTTAACATAGCGGCCTCGTTTATATGCGTTGTAAACCGATAGCACCGATTTGGCCACCTGCACATAGCATGGTGGATCGCCGGTTTCCTTCGCTGTGATCGGCCGGTGCACACAATCGCCGCATATGCTTGCATCGGCGCCGGTTTGCAGTGCTTGGACCGGGTTAACGTCGGACCGAATAATGAACGACTGCACCAGCGCGCCGGTTTTCTCGTTCTTACTAGCGTCGGTGATTTTATTGATGATAACGACAATGGGCGCGCCGTCTATTTTGCTGGGGCCCTCGTATGCGATGTAGCCTAGAATTTTAGTCATGGTGATTTGCCTTTACTTTATTGCATGGCGATGTTGCCATGGTTGTATTGTAATAGATTTCTTTACAGTTTAGATGGTGACAATTTATAGAATTGTACGCATTGGCTGTTTTAGTGGGTGCTGTTGGCGATTGTGTGGGTGCTGTGTTGGCGTGGTTGCATTGTGCTGCGCTCCTCTCAAAATGTAGCTTGTTGGCTATATTGGCTATTTGTTTATATATCTTAAAAACAGATTATCTATATATTTCATAATGTGAAATGTATGTGTTTTAGCTGTAGCGATTTAAATTGGCTGTCTAAAGTGCCAATGTGACCCACGCCCCCATGATCCACGCATAAAACTGCGCGCTGCGCTGGCGCATTATTTAGGCCATGTTGGCCATGCAAATCAAATAGCCAACATGGCCAACATGGTCCGATGGCCATCGGCCTGCGCACCGATGGCGTTGGCATAGCCAACATAGCCAACACCGCCAGGCCATCGGCCTGCCGGCCTGCCTGGCCATCGGCCTGCCGGCCTGCCTGGCCATCGGCCTGCCGGCCTGCCGGCCTGCCGGCCTGCCGGCCTGCCGGCCTGCCGGCCTGCCTGGCCATCGGCCTGCCTGGCCATCGGCCTGCCGGCCTGGCGCTCAATCGCTTTTTGCTCGAGGCCACCCGGGTAGGGCCGAGCGGAAGGGCCAACGTTGACGGAGGGGCCACAAACAAAATTTTTTTTGGTATAAACTCACAGAACACGCCACCAGGCGAAGGAGAACAGATGTTCAAGTCACTGCCGCTTACAGTCCGCCATGTCAAGGCCACTGAGTCGCGCTTGCAAGCAATTTACGACGCCGGTAGGCTGGGGCTCAAGGGCGACACTCTGGCGCTTGCTTCTGGAATGCGACCTGATGAGTACCACCATTTGTGCCAATTTGACCCACTGGCCAAGATGGCCGCAGACAAGGGCAAAGCCGACGGCGAACGCGAGATGGCCCAGATACTGCGCAAAGCAGCGTTAGAGGGCGACGCCAAGGCGGCGCTTGAAGTCCTCAAGCACCAACACGGCTGGGTGGCCAAGCAGTCCATCTCGGTGGACATCGACCAGCGCATTTCTATCACCCAAGCGCTTCAAGAAGCCGAATTGCGCGTAATTGAGGTTGTCGATGCAGTCCACCAGATACAGCGCTGAAGACGAACAGGAACTGATGGCGCGTCTGTGGACGCCGCGCATCAAAGACAGCCCGCTGAACTTTGTGATGCTGGTGTTCCCGTGGGGCGTCAAGGGCACGCCGCTGGAACACTTCAAGGGGCCGCGCAAGTGGCAGCGCGAGGTGCTGCAAGACATCGCCGACCACATCCAAGAAAACAAGGGGCAGGTGGACTTCAACGTGCTGCAAGAGGCGATCTCGTCGGGGCGCGGTATTGGCAAGTCGGCCCTGGTCAGTTGGGTCACGATCTGGATGCTGTCCACCCGCATCGGGTCATCGACCATCATCTCGGCCAACTCGGAGTCCCAACTGCGCAGCATCACCTGGGCCGAGATCACCAAGTGGCTGGCGATGTCGCTCAACTCGCACTGGTTTGAGGTCAGCGCCACTCGGCTGATGCCGGCCAAGTGGCTAACCGAACTGGTCGAGCGTGACCTCAAGAAGGGCACGCGCTACTGGGGCGTCGAGGGGCGGCTGTGGTCGGAGGAGAACCCAGACGCCTACGCTGGGGTGCATAACTACGACGGGGTGCTGGTGATCTTCGACGAGGCCAGTGGTATCGCCGACGCGATCTGGGCGGTGACCAGCGGGTTCTTCACCGAGAACACGCCCAACAGGTTCTGGCTGGCGTTCTCCAACCCCCGGCGCAACACGGGGTACTTCTACGAGGCGTTTAACTCCAAGCGGGAATTCTGGAAAACCAAGGTGGTAGACGCCCGCACGGTCGAGGGCACCGACAAACAGGTCTACGAGCGGATCATTCAGGAGTACGGCGCAGACAGCAGTCAGGCGCACGTTGAGGTCTACGGGATGTTCCCCAGCGCGGGGGATGACCAGTTCATTCCAGCGGACGTGGTGGACGAGGCCATGAAGCGGGAGCGGTACAAAGACCTGTCGGCGCCGATTATCATTGGGGTTGATCCGGCGCGCTACGGCGCCGACGCCACGGTCATCGCCGTGCGCCAGGGGCGGGACATCGTGCATATAGCGCGGCATCGGGGCGACGACACTATGACGGTGGTCGGGCACGTCATTGAGGCCATAGAGGAGTACAAGCCGACGCTGGTGGTGATCGACGAGGGTGGGCTGGGCGCTGGGATCGTGGACAGGCTCAAGGAGCAGCGGTACAAAATCAAGGGCATAAACTTCGGGAATAAGGCGAAAAACCCGATAATGTACGGAAATATGCGCGCCCAGATGTGGGGCGAGATGCGGGAGTGGCTAAAATCTGCTAGTATTCCGACAGACAGGTTCTTGAAGACGGACTTGATTTCGCCTAAGATGAAGCCTGATTCACGTGGAACCATTTTCTTGGAGAGCAAGAAAGATATGAAATCGCGGGGCCTTGCATCACCAGACGCAGCGGACGCTATTTGCGTGACGTTTGCTTTTCCCGTGGCCCACCGCGAGTATACTGAGCCGACACGCCGCGTTAACTCCCAAGGCAGCGCAGTGCATAACTCATGGATGGGGTCTTAATATGCCGCTGGTTAAATCAAAATCACCTGAAGCCTTCCGCAAGAACGTGGCGGCTGAAGTTAAGGCCGGTAAGCCGGTCAAACAGGCCGTTGCCATAGCGTATGCGGTCAAGCGCCAACCGGCGCCAGCAAAGAAAAAATAATGGCTGATTACACAGGCATAGCAGCCGCCGGAGCGGTAGCCAACGGAGGCGGTCAAAAGGACAGCACCTCCAATATCCTGGCCACCGCCCGCAGCCGACTGGACATGGCGATCTCGGCGTTGTCCGAAAGCCGCGAAGATGAGATCGACGACCTGCGGTTCTACGCCGGTAGCCCAGACAACCAGTGGCAATGGCCCGCTGATGTGCTGGCCACTCGCGGCGCGGTCCAGGGTCAGACGATCAACGCCCGCCCATGCCTAACTATCAACAAACTGCCGCAGCACGTCCGGCAAGTGACCAATGACCAACGTCAAAACAGGCCAACTGGCAAGGTTATTCCAGCCGATGACCACGCAGACATTGATGTCGCAGAAGTATTTAACGGCATGGTCAGGCATATTGAGTACATCTCGGACGCAGATGTCGCTTACGACACCGCCTGCGAAAACCAAGTCTCCTACGGAGAAGGCTACATCCGCATCCTGACCGAGTATTGCGACGACGACACCTTTGACCAAGATATCAAAATTGGCCGGATTCGCAACAGCTTTTCGGTCTACATGGACCCGACCATCCAAGACCCGTGCGGATCGGATGCCAAATGGTGTTTTATCACCGAGGACATCACCAAAGACGATTATGTGCGGATGTACCCCAATTCGGCGCCCATTACGACGCTGCAATCTTTGGGTGTAGGCGACCAAAACCTGTCCCAGTGGCTCAATGAGGACACGATCCGCATTGCTGATTACTATTACGTTGATTACGACAAGGGTACGCTCAATTTGTACCCAGGCAACGCCACGGCGTTTAACGGGACGCCCGAGGACAAGCAGTTGCGGGCCATTTATGGCAAGCCCAAGAAGTCGCGTCAGTCTGACCGGCCACGAATCAAGTATTGCAAGATCAACGGCTACGAAATCCTTGAAGAACGCGAGTGGGCGGGCAAATATATCCCCGTTGTACGCATTGTTGGCAATGAATTTGAGGTTGACGGTCGCTTGTATGTCTCTGGCCTGGTGCGTAACGCCAAGGATGCCCAGCGGATGTACAACTATTGGGTGTCCCAAGAAGCTGAAATGCTGGCGCTGGCACCCAAAGCACCATTTATTGGGTACGGCGGTCAGTTTGAAGGCTATGAAAACCAGTGGAAAACAGCCAATACGACCAACTGGCCATATTTGGAGGTCAATCCAGACGTTACAGACGGCCAAGGCGCCACTTTGCCGCTACCACAGCGTGCCCAGCCCCCAATGGCCTCCAGCGGTCTGTTGCAGGCGAAAGCTGGTGCCTCTGAGGACATTAAATCGTCCACTGGCCAGTACAACGCTTCTTTGGGTATGACATCTAACGAGCGCAGCGGCAAAGCTATCCTTGCGCGGCAGCGCGAGGGTGATGTTGGGACTTACCACTATGGTGACAACCTGGCCCGTGGCGTGCGCTACCTGACACGCCAACTGATCGACCTGATCCCTAAAATCTACGACACCCAGCGCATTGCGCGGGTGATTGGTGAGGACGGCGAGACAAGCATGGTCAAGATTGACCCGATGCAGGCCGAGCCGGTCAAGAAGATCATGGATCAGCAGGGCATTGTGATCGACAAGATTTACAACCCCGGCGTCGGCAAGTACGACGTGGTGGCCACCACCGGCCCAGGCTACGCGACCAAGCGCCAAGAGGCGCTGGAGGCGATGGGCCAACTGTTGCAGGGCAACCCGCAGCTATGGCAGGTGGCTGGTGATCTGTTCGTCAAGAACATGGACTGGCCGGGCGCCCAAGAGATGGCCAAGCGGTTTGCCAAGACCATCGACCCCAAACTGATGCAAGACGGCGACAAGCCGCCCGAGCTGCAGGCCGCTGAGCAGCAAATCCAGGCGATGGGCCAAGAGATGGAGCAGATGCACCAAATGATTGTGAATGCTGGCAAGTCTATTGAGGCGCAAGATATGCACCGCAAGGATTTCGAGGCCCAAGTCAAGGCGTACCAAGCCGAGACGCAGCGCATTTCCGCTGTGCAGGCGTCTATGTCGCCCGAGCAGATTCAAGACATCGTTTTGGGCACCGTCCACGGCATGATTACCTCTGGCGATCTGGTATCTGAGATGCCTGGGCGTGATATGGACACCGAGATGCCGCAAGAAGGCATGGAGCAACAACCTATGGGAATGCCACAATGACATACAAAGCCGCAGACTTTGTAGGAATGCTATTCCTAGCCCGCGACGTGGCCCATAGCGTCCACCTAAACACGCGCAGCTACTCCAAGCACGTCGCGCTCAATACCTTCTACGACACCATCATTGACCACGCCGACGCGTTTGCAGAAGCCTATCAGGGCCGTCATGGTTTGATGGGGCCAATTACTCTGCATTCGGCTACCAAGACGGCCAACATTATTGACTTTTTAAAGAGCCAACTCGATGAAATCGAGAAAGTTCGCTATGAAGTGTGCGATAAATCTGATTCGTCGCTCCAGCAACTCATTGATAATATCGTAGAGTTGTACTTGACTACCCTGTATAAACTCCGCTTTTTAGCATAAGGAAACAATCATGGCTATCTATAAACAAGGCAATGCAGACGCGCAGGTCAAAATCGGCGGCGGCAAGCTGTACGGTATTTTTATCTCCTCTACCAGCAGCGGCACCTTTGCGCTGTACGATAGCGCAACGGCTAGCACCAGCGACCCTAAAATTGCTAATACTGTGACCGTGACTGCGGGCACGCAGTATTTGTCGTTTCCCGCTGGTATCTGGTTTAGCAATGGTCTGTACATTGACGTTGCTAGTACCATTGAATATACAATCGTGTACGAATAAGGAGCGCCGCAATGGCAGATGTAAAGATTTCCCAACTGCCAGCAGCAACGACCCCCTTAACTGGGTCTGAGGAAGTTCCGCTGGTACAAAGTGGCGTCACTAAGAAGGCCACCGTTGCTAGCTTGAGCGTTTCTCAGACATTGCAGACCGTTACCAATAACGGCGCAATCACAACCAACAATTCAACTTTTAACGGCGCCAATATTGGTACTTACAGTGGTATCCAAGCCGTTACATCTGTTGGCTCCTCAGTGGGTTTGGCTAACTCCACTAACGCCGTTGTTCTTTTGGCTGACGCATGGCGCGGCGCGGGTAACAATACCAACAACCTAGGCGCGTCCGGTACAAATTGGAACAACGTCTACGCCACGACATATAACGTAGGCGCGGGAACGGCCAGCATAACGGCCTCGGGCAACAACTTGGTGCTCAACGCTGTGGCGGCTGCCGTTGCGGGCGTTGGATTTGCTCCGGCCACAGACAACTTGTATTTCTTGGGTGGTTCGTCACTCAGGTGGAAAGCCTTGTACTTGGGCGACGGCACGTTCACTTGGAACTCCTACGCCATCCCAGCCCCGACCGGCGGCACAACGACCTTTTTGCGTAACGATGGCACTTGGGCCACGCCTCCTGGCGGCGGCGGCTCGGGCACGGTTACTTCGGTTTCTGTTGTTTCTGCCAATGGACTTGCTGGCACAGTGGCCACGGCCACGACCACTCCGGCCATTACGCTGTCTACCAGCGTCACTGGCATCCTTAAAGGCAACGGAACGGCCATTTCTGCGGCCACAGCAGGCACTGACTATGTAGCCCCCGGCGGCGCCCTTGGGACGCCATCCAGCGGCACTCTGACCAACGCCACGGGTTTGCCCTTGACAACCGGCGTGACGGGCCTGCTGCCTGTAACCAATGGCGGCACCGGCACGGCCACTCCGGCGCTGGTCGCGGGCACCAACGTTACCATCACGGGCACTTGGCCAAATCAGACGATTAATTCCACAGGTGGTGGCGGTGGGTCTGGAACTGTGACCTCGGTGGCAGTGTCCGGCGGCACTACGGGCCTGACCACTTCTGGCGGCCCGATAACTACGTCTGGGACTATTACCTTGGCGGGCA